TCATGTCTGCATTGTCCTTGACAATATTCTCTATCTCCTCAGCAAACGTCCGGCTGCTGTAGAATTTCTTTTCGATCAGTTGATCTACACTTAGTTCTTCAGCCTTTGCCATACTCTTGTAATTTGAATTGAATAAACTCTCTAAGCCATTCGGTAAGAGTTTTAATGTACTTACTCTTGTCATACTGTTCATAAACAACGCATTCCCCATCCTCACAGGACATAATAATAACAAATTTCTTGACTGAGATCCCAGTCATCTCATACAACATACATGCATAGGCAGCACACTGTACGTAGTAACCCTCAACCCACTTCTCGGGTTTGGGTTTCTTGCTTGTCTTGAAGTCGATGACAGCAAGTTCACCTTCATACTCAGCAATACAGTCAACAGTACCAGCAACTCCTAACTGTTTTGAGTAAAGTGATTGTTCGATAGCATGAATGTTATCGATCTTGTCTAGGGTAGGTTTGGCTTGTTTGAATAGAAAATCAGACAGGGGTTGTACACTAGGGAGTTTTTTATTCAGCAGATAGTTTTCAGTCAGTGTGTGCATGTCAGTACCACGACTGGTTGCAGCCTTGGTAATCTTGTTTGCTTCATCTACACCGACTCTCTTCCTCCACTTAGTAAAGATGTCTCGATTGTGATGACTAATCACTGAAGTAATCGAGACTAGTTTCTTACCATCAGGAGTATCATAATACCGAACACCATCAATCGTCTCTCGGGAAAGAGACGGGTAATCTATTTCAACATGGTTAAACATTACATACCGAGTTCAAGTTTGGCAATGATGTACTCCTTAACGAGTCCACTTCTGCAGATGTCTTCTGCATTGAATTCAATTGTATCAAACGAGGGCATGTTAGTCAAGATCCGCATGAAGTCTGCGATACCATTCCTCTCATTCTGTTTAGTCAAGTCAGACTGAGTTGCGTCACCACAGAACATGATCTTAGAGTTCTCACCAATACGGGTGATCATTGAGTCAAGTTCGTGGAAGTTCAGGTTCTGGAACTCATCAACGATAACAATCACATTGTCCAGTGTGGTACCACGAATGAATGATGTGGACCAAAAGGAGATAGTTCCCTGAGCCTTGAGGTTGTTGTACAACATCTCAAACGATGCGTCATCAGGCATCTCAAACATGTACTTAACCATGTTCTTGTACGGGATCTGGTACAAGGAGGACTTATCCTCATGGTCACCAGGAAGGAAACCAATCTCTCTGGTAGGTACAAGGGACCTGACGATGTAGATCTTCTCGTAGGGTGTCTTCGGGTCTAGAACATCCAGAAGGGCGTTGTAGAGGGTGATAAACGTCTTACCTGTACCAGCACATCCATATGCAACTAGGTTTTGTCCTTCCTTATACTTGTCGAAGAAAGTCTCCTGATTAGGAGTGATAGGTTCTACCTTCTTGATAAAGTCAAGGTTGATAGGTTTCTTCCTCTTCATAACTCTGTTGCTCATACCGAAGGGAACGGGATTGGAAGTTGTTCCAACACCTGTTTTCTTTTTTGCTGGCATAAAATTAATCGTAGTGTTTGAGATTGGAACCGGGATGTTTTTGATAGAGTTTACCAAAGGTCTCACCTAACTCCACTCCCATGACTGGTGAGTTATCAGGAGTGTAGTATCTTTCCCACGAAGGATTGTCTTTGATCCATTGATCCCAGTCATGAATACTCATGACGATTTCCTTCTGTTCACCCGTCTCTTTGTTTCTTACAGGGTAAGTTGCCACGTTGTCTCCATTGTAATGTGTATATTTATTACCAGTCTAGAGCCTCAGCAATGACTGGGAACTGTTCCTTGAAGATGTCCTTACAAGAAAGTGCGATGTCCATGTGTTCCTTTTGGGTACCATTAGCTGAACGGAGTTCGATGTAATGGATCCATGAGCGGACAGAACCAGTCATGTACATCTTGGTTGGTGTTGCCAGAGGTAATACAAATCTGGCGCACTCCTTTGCGACACCAGCCTCTAGCATTTGATTGTAGAGACTGTGTGCTGAACTGAACAGAGTTACCATCTGTCTTTCCAACCTCTCTACCACCACAGGATCAAGATCATCAATACTATTCTGACGGTTCTTTTCATCCTGACGACGGAGTTCAGGTAGTTCAATCTCACTGGACAGGAGATTGGTACTGGCATACCGTTGAGAGAACTCCTGGAAGGTGAACGAGCGGTGGCGTAACACCTGGGCTGCGATACCCCGTGTGGTTTCAATCTCCAAACTCATGTAAGCTTGTTCAAAGATTGACCAGTGTTGATGTTTGATACAGTATTTTAGAAGTCCCGCAAACTTCTCATTGTCCTGATTGTTAGGGTTAGAAACACGAGCACAGTATGCTATGTGTTGCTCAGCATCAGGAGTTACTGAGATTAGTTTTGCTTGATTCATTCTGTTTCTTTTTAAGTTTACGTTCCTTCTTTACGAGCTTGACATACATTCTGTCAGCTTCAGTAAAGAGTTCTGGATGTTTAAGTATGTACTTGATTGCTTTTTTTGTTTTCATGGTTGAAGTAAGCGTTGAAGTATGCAACGATGCCATTACTCAACTTGTTTCCCTGTGAGATCCAAGTGTCTACACATTCATAGATGTCTTGAGTGGAGTATGATGCCTGATCAATACGTGTTCCACCATATCTATTTAACAAAACTTTAAGACACTGCTCTCTGAGTTTCATTCTCTCCTCAGTGTAACGCCAGTCGTCACTCGTCATCTTCAAATACCTCATCGTAATCAGGGAGGGGTGGAAGTTCTTCCTTCAGACCCTTTGTGTATGCTTCTACATCAGAATACACCTCACTCTCCAGTGCGTCAACCAGGAGTCTCAGGTTTCTGACAATGATTTTGAGTTTGTCTTTTTCCATAAAAAAAGGGGACTTATGTCCCCTAGTATATCAGATTATTTAACAGGTGACAAGGGTCACTTGCTGTAAGTGCGACCACGGTAACAGAAAGTACCATGGGTCTCTTTCGATTCAACACAACGGGTGTCATACTCTACACCACGATAGGCGGTGTGACTGATCTGTGCGTCGTGAAGTGCAGATGCTTTGTTGATCTGCTTCCTGATCATGTTAAGTGTGTTCATGATTGACTCCTAAAGTAGTTGGATTTTTAGGCCCGTTCCTTTAGTCGTTTGCGTCCCAGTAGCAATTCGGTGTTGATTCCTTAATGGTCTCAACCAGTTCAACCTTTACCTGTTTAGGTAAGTTCTCCTGTCTATTAATGCGAAGCATGATTGCATCGGCATCAGGACATGAGATTGAAGCGTATAAAAGAATGTCTAACATGGGATGAACGCTCCGTTCCGCGACTTACTTGCGTCCCCTCAGTGGGGATGAACGACAGGTCTATTATAGACCACTGTAGTTATTTAGTCAAGTGTGTTGAAATCCTTACCTTCTTCAATAAGTTTGGATACGTAGTCTTCTGTCCCGTCCATGGTCTTGACAGCAAACAGGTTTGACTTTTGATACTTCTTGACCTTTTTGTATTTTCTAACGAGGGCTTGGACTTGTTCTTGTCCCATGTCCAGGCCCTCAAACTTGATGTTGAAACCACTCATGACTTCTTTTTCTTCTCGGTCTTCTTTGGTTCGTTACCATACAGTTTAGGATTGACTGTACCCTTTGCCTGTGTCATGTTCTTGAAATCACTACGGTAGTTATCCCAGTAGTGGTCAAAGATATCTACCATCTTGTAAGAAGAGACAATATCAAACTTAGTGATACCATCCTGCAGATACTCTACAAGAAATGCACTAGTTGGAAGTTTCTTATCATCGGCAACCGTTGGATCACAGTCTTGAAAGAGAATGTTGATCTTATCACTCAAGACCTACCTCCCCACTGGATGTCAGGATAAGCTTCTTCAACCAGAGCACGGTTGACACGGTAGACACTGTGGAGTTGCTTGTCCTTAACCAGACACAGAAGGTCAGCCTCGGTAGGATGAAGACCCTCAAGACACTGGATGAACATAGACTCACGACGTGTCTTAGACAGACCATCGTTACCACCTTTGACAAAGTGATACAGGTTCTTGTACTCCTTACGGAGTGAGGTGTGGTCAGTTCCTACAGGAACTTCATTCCTTTGATAGGGAACCTCTCCCTCTGGAAGCATCGACTGTACGGTGTCATCGAAGTTCCAGATAAGGAGTGACTTCAGAGCATCACATTCATATTCTTTCAGGACCTCAACCTTCTTAGCCTTTGACCGTTGCTTCGAGACCTGCTCAAGGATCTCATGCATGAAGGGGTTGGGGGGTAATTTAGTTTTAGCTGCTGGCAT